ACCTAACTTAGATGCAGGTATCAAAGGCATTGATGATTACTATGATGGAACAATCAAAGATAAATTAGGTTTTAGTCCAACAGGCGAACTAATGAAAATTATTTACAAGGGAATGTACACTGCATTAAGTGCAGCTGGTATTGATATGGAACCAGGTAAAATCAAAAAAGCCGCAATGAATGCCGCAACTACACTAGAATCTAAACAGCGTTTTACAAAAGAAACACAAATTGTTGAAAACTATTTTGCACATGCTTCTAAGTTATTTGAAGGCGAAGAAGACAAAGCAGAAATTGTTATGGCCGCAAAAGACATGGTAGACAGAATTACAGGTTGGATGGAAGACACAGCAGAAATGCAATCAGAATCAATGCTTGAACTAGGCGATGCAATCCGTGACGAGATGGGCGAATCACAATCACAAGCATTTATACAAACAGTTAAACCAGCTCTTGAAAGTTTATACACAGCACTAGAAAGCACACGTGGCTCACTAACAGGTGGCGTAGGCCAACTGACAGGCGAAGCAGAGCCAGCAGTCGACATGGGTGCAGAAAATGAAATGCCCGCAGATGATACAGCTGAACCAGCAATGGAACCTACAGTTGATCAAGAAGCAGGGGATGATTTTGGTGCCGCTGAACCAGCTGCAGGTGGAGCAGACGAAGCAGGCAGAGCAAAACGAGAATCAATAGATTTGTCACGCAGATTAGGTACAATTCTTAGTTCAAAAAAAAAGTGAGAATCAACGAAGTAGACTCTGGTAGTACAGGCAAGTTAGTCAATGTCTTGCGTACTATTATTGCATCTGCCGATCAAAAAGGCACAGCCGTATATCTACACTTTAATAAACCTACACAAGAAAATATAAAACAAGGTGCTAAGAATCTAAATCTTAACAAAATTATGGCTAACATGGGCGGCGAACAATTTGACTACGGTACATTCAAAGCCGCCTATGATACAGATCCTAGAATAAAAACTATGGTTCAAAACTTTTCTCAAGAAGGTGTAGAACCTAAAACATCTAAAACTTTAGACACAGGTGCAACACCGCAACAGGATCCGCAAGGAGATGTTGTAGGACAAATGGCTAAGAATGCAACTGATCTAGGTTCTACTCTATAATCACTTGACATTCAATAATTTTTATGTTAAACTAAGTAAAATTAGGAGATCGATATCTTATGGCTGAAAGAACTAACGAAGAAATAATAGAACAAATAAAAGAACTAATTGAAACACATGTAAAACCTGCTGTGGCAAATCATGGCGGCAATATAGAATTTTTAAATTACGACAACGGACATCTACTATTAGAGCTAGGTGGTGCGTGTTCGGGTTGTGCTGGCAGTACAATGACACTTAAAATGGGTGTAGAAAACATGATAAAGCATTATGTACCCGAAGTAAAAACAGTTGAGGCTCAAGACGATCCTTTCTCCACAGTCGACCCTTTCTATTCAGATGACTTTGGGTATGCTCATTGGGACACTATTGATACGCAAGAGGTGGACGATGAGCCTAATAATTAATCGTCACAACTATCAACCCATATCACGAAAACAAGTAAATGGCAAGAGGCTCTATGAGACCCCCGACGGAAATGCAGTGGCCTCTGTCACCACTATCCTTGACGCCACCAAAGATAAGACACATCTCATCGCTTGGAAGAAGAGGGTGGGTGAACAAAAAGCACAAGAGATTGTAACAGAAGCGGCAGGGGTCGGCACCCGTATGCACAAATACCTTGAGGATTACATAGAAACAGGCAAATGGCCACAGCCAGGTAGTAACCCATTTGCTCAGCAGGCACACATGATGGCCGAACAAATCAAGACCCAGGCACTTACTGATGTAGATGAGATATGGGGGTCTGAAGTAAACTTGTATATGCCTAACATGTATGCTGGGACCACCGACTTAGTAGGACAGTATAAAGGTCAACCCTCTATCATGGACTTCAAACAGACAAACAAACCCAAGAAGGTTGAATGGGTAGTTGACTATTTCCTACAACTTGTCGCATATGCAGAAGCACACAACGAACTCTTTGGTACAAATATACGTGAAGGTCATGTGTTTATGTGCAGTAGAGCAGGAGAGTATCAACAGTTTGATATTTGGCCAGATGAATACAACGAATGGCGCAACGAATGGTATGAACGTGTTTATCAGTATTATGAGAAACATGCATAAATACTATAAATTGATGTAGGAGAAATCAGTGGCAGTAGTACAAATATCACGTATTCAAGTAAGAAGAGGACAAAAAAATCAAGGAACTGGATTGCCTCAACTTGCCAGCGGAGAACTTGGCTGGGCTATTGATACAAGAGAATTATACATAGGTAATGGTAGTGTAAGCGAAGGTGCTGCTGAAGTAGGCAATACAAAAATACTTACACAATATGATAACATTTTTTCTTTAGCTGATAGTTATGCTTATCGTTCAAATGACGAGTTTATTCAAACAGGAACAAGTAGCAGTAACCCTATACAAAGAAGCCTACAAGATAGATTAGATGACAGAGTCAGCGTAAGAAGTTTTGGGGTAACAGGTAAAAGTTCACAGAATGCTACAGAAGGTTTACAGAGAGCGATAGATCAATTGTTCTTAAATCCGGGACTTGCTGGAGAGCAAGGTAGAGTTATTCTACACCTTGAACCTGGAGTGTATGTAATTGATAGCACAATTGAAATACCGCCTCATGCTACACTAGTTGGAGCAGGTCAAGAAAAAACTGTCATTAGACAAACTTCTTCTAATGCTATATTCAAAACTGTTAATAGTGATGATGCAACACCTACATTTAATACACAAGCACAAAATATACACTTAGAAGGACTTACACTACAAACCACTGCTGTAGGTTTAGGTTTACATCTAGATAGTTGCAGAGATAGTAATTTTGTTAATTTAGATATTGTTGGACCATGGACATCTAGTGATGCTATACCTGGAGATTACAGCACTGACATAGGTTTAAAACTAGACAGTTTGAGTGGAAGTGTAGAAAGTAGTAACAATAAATTTATTAACTGTCATATTTCTGGCTTTGCATACGGTGTAATGAGCAATTGGGATATTGATCATAATGTTTTTGACCGTTGTGATTTTGATACTCTGGGTTATGGTATTACATTTGGAGTTGATATGGCTTTGGGCAGTGCCGCGGCAGGAACCAGCACAGGACCCGTAAATACACGAATTTTAAATTCTAAATTTATTGATATTAATAGAAATGGAATTTGGATAGAAAACGGAGTTTTTAATACTAGCTCAAACAACAGTTTTATTGGTGTTGGAAATGAAGCAGGAACAGAAGGACAACCACAATATAGTGTAATTAAATTTACAAAAGTTGGTAATGAATCTATAAATGATTACTTTGCAAGAACAGCAGCATTGTCCTACAATCAATTGTATATTAACAATGTTGCATACATACCTGAAGTAGAAGGTGTATCAAGTTTTGTTAATAACTTTGAGCAAAAAGTAAGTATTACCAGAGGCACAGACATAAAAACATTTAGGTTACCTGCGGTTGCTAACCAATCTTACGAAGTAGATTATCTAATGGTGAGTAATAATTATGAAATGATTAGATCTGGAGTTCTTACTATTACAATGGACGCTTACGGCACTCCTACAGTTTCAATAAGTGATTCATATGATTATGCAGGTGACACTACATATGAAACATCAATTTCCTTTGGCGCAGACATTTTGGATGAAGATGGGGACTTGACAAACGAAACAATTTCTGTTAAAGTAACTAGTATAATGCCTAATGACGATATAACAGAAATGAAATTTAAAACCAAAAACAAAAAAACAGACGCTATCTAAATGTTTCACATTAGAAAGTATGAAGAAAGATTAACCTCTTGGAATCAGTTTCGACAAACACTTGAAACTGAAGATGATCCAATACAAGCATCACTTGATTTTTACAATCAAGCGCCTATGGTAAGTATCAACACCGATCCATGGGATGAAGCAACTTGGCCAGATCCTTGGGAGTTAGTTTTTGAAAACCAATATTGTAGTTTCTGTAGTGTGCTAGGAGTGTGCTATTCTTTACAGTTAACTGAACGGTTTAAGGAGTCAAATTTTGAGATACATATTGGTATAGACAGGGAAAAATCCCATACTGTCTATCTACTGCTTGTAGATGATATCGTCATAATGTGGAACGATGGTACAGCAACTAAGACAGAGTTATCAGAAACTCTTCAAGTCGAAAAAAAGTATGTGATGCCGAAGCTCCAATAAATAAACAATATATAGAAAGAGGAAAACATGTCAAACGGAAATCATATTAACATTATTAAACGAAATGGTAGCAAAGAAGAGCTAAACATTGATAAAATCCACAAAGTAGTAGAATTTGCCTGTGAAGGTTTAGCTGGAGTAAGTAGCAGCCAAATCGAAATGAATGCTAATATACAATTTTATGATGGCATGACAACACAAGAAATACAAGAAATTCTTATTCGCAGTGCAAATGATTTAATTAGCCTTGAAAATCCTAACTATCAATATGCCGCGGCACGTTTGTTGCTTTACGGAACATACAAGGAAGTTCACGGTGATTATAAGACTGTTCCTCTTAAAACAATGATTAAAACAAATATTGACCGTGGTGTTTATGATCCTGCTATACTTGAAAGCTATACTGAAGATGAACTAGATAGGCTTGATACATATATGCATCACAAGCGTGATGAGAACTTTACCTACGCAGGTTTACGTCAAGTAGTTGACAAATATCTGTGTCAAGACAGAAGTAGTGGTGAAATGTTTGAAACGCCGCAGTATATGTATATGATGATTGCGGCAACACTATTTGCCAATTATCCGCAAGAAGATAGACTATATTATGTAAGGAGATACTATGATGCGACCTCACTTTTTAGAATCAATATCCCAACGCCGGTCATGGCCGGAGTGCGTACACCAGTTAGGCAGTTTGCCTCTTGTGTTCTTGTTGACAGCGACGACACACTCGATTCGATTTTTGCGTCAGACATGTCCATTGGTAGATACACAGCTCAAAGAGCTGGCATCGGAATTAACTCGGGTAGAATCAGAGCAGTCAACTCAAAAATCAGAGGTGGAGAAGTAGCACACACAGGTATCATTCCGTTCCTAAAAAAGTTTGAATCAACTGTACGTTGTTGTACACAAAATGGTGTACGTGGAGGAAGTGCTACTGTTCATTTCCCGCTTTGGCATTATGAAATAGAAGATATTCTTGTGCTAAAAAATAACAAAGGTACTGAAGACAACCGTGTACGCAAACTAGACTATTCAATTCAATTAAACAAATTAATGTACGAAAGACTGTTGGCTGATGGAGAAATTACTCTTTTCTCGCCAAATGATGTTCCTGGATTGTACGATGCATTCTTTGCAGATCAAGACAAGTTTAAAGAATTATATGAACAGTATGAGCGTAAAACATCTATTCGTAAAAAGAAAATCAAAGCAATGGATTTGTTTAGTGCGTTAATTAAAGAACGTGCTGAAACAGGTCGTATCTATATTATGAATGTGGATCATGCAAACACACATAGTTCGTTCAAAGATACTGTTTACATGAGTAATCTGTGTCAAGAAATTACATTACCTACACAACCAATTCAACATATAGATGGAGAAGGCGAAATTGCTCTTTGTATATTGAGTGCCATTAATGTTGGCATGATAAGACAGTTAGATGACTTAGAAGACTTATGTGATTTAGCAGTAAGAGCATTAGAAGAAATTATTGATTATCAAAAATATCCTGTGAAAGCGGCAGAGATATCCACAAAAGCAAGACGTAGTTTAGGAATAGGATACATAGGACTAGCACACTATCTTGCAAAAAATCATGCAAAATATGATGACAAAAGTGCATGGAAGCTCACACATGATTTAAGTGAAGCATTCCAATATTACTTGCTTAAAGCAAGTAACACACTTGCCCAAGAAAGAGGAGCATGTGAGTATTTTAATCGCACTAAATACGCAGACGGAGTTTTACCTATTGACACATACAAACCAGAAATAGACGATGTGTTACCTAAAAAATTAAAATATGATTGGAATAATTTACGCAAACTTATCAAGGAACATGGGCTACGGCACTCAACGCTGTCCGCACAGATGCCTTCGGAGAGCAGTTCCGTTGTGTCGAACGCAACAAATGGAATCGAGCCACCTAGAGGCTACTTGTCCGTTAAGAAAAGCAAAAAAGGGCCTCTTAAGCAGATTGTTCCACAGTATCAAACACTAAAAAATCATTATACACTGCTTTGGGACATGCCTTCAAACGAAGGTTACATAAATATCGTAGCGGCTATGCAGAAGTTTTTTGATCAAGCAATTAGCGGCAATTGGAGTTACAATCCTACACACTTTGAAGGAAATGAAGTACCTATGAGTATAATGTTACGAGATTTGCTAACTACATATAAGATGGGATGGAAGACATCGTACTATCAAAATACATATGACTACAAGTCGGATGATGACATTGTAGACGAAAAAGAAGAAAAAGAACAACCACTTGAAAGGGCTGAATTCGCAGGGACTGATCAAGAGTATGAGGAATACTGCGAAGCCTGTGCAATTTAAGGTTGACACTGATGCATAACCGTGTTATGCTTGCACAGACATTTGAAAGAGGAATACACAATGGCAAAAACAGTCTTTAATAGAGAAAAAGTAGACTTTACAAAACAAAATATGTTTTTTGGTGAAGATCAAAACACACAGAGATATGACGTATTTAAATTCCCTGTGTTCGATAAATTAAATCAAACTATGCTTGGTTATTTTTGGAGACCGGAGGAAGTAAGTCTACAAAAAGATAGAGCAGACTACGCTAACTTCCGTCCAGAGCAAAAGCATATCTTTACTAGCAATTTAAAATATCAGACACTACTTGATTCAGTTCAAGGACGTGGGCCATGTTTAGCATTCTTGCCACACGTAAGTTTACCTGAGCTGGAAGGCTGTATTGTAACATGGGACTTCTTTGAAACTATTCACTCACGTTCGTATACGCACATTATGAAAAATGTATATGCAGATCCAAGTGAAGTATTTGATACTATCCTTGACGATGACAAAATTATTGAACGTGCTATTAGTGTTACAAAAAATTATGATTCATTTACAGAAGCATCTGATATGTACTTCCATCAAGGCAAGGGTAGCCTGCGTGATGTGAAAAAGAAGATGTATCTTGCAATGATGAATGTAAACATTCTTGAAGGACTACGTTTCTATGTGTCATTTGCCTGTACATTTGCATTTGGTGAACTTAAACTTATGGAAGGTTCAGCAAAGATTATTTCATTGATTGCCCGAGACGAAAGTCAACATCTTGCGTTATCAACACATATTCTAAAGAATTGGTTACAAGGCAAAGACGATCCTGAGATGGCAGAGATTGCTAAAGAGTGTGAAGAAGAAGTTTATGAAATGTGGCGCACCTGTGTCGCAGAAGAAAAGGCTTGGGCAAAGTACCTGTTCAAAGATGGTTCTATTATTGGTTTAAATGATACACTACTGTTCCAATATGTAGAATATATTGCCAACAGACGACTCAAAGCTCTTGGATATAAAACAATATTTGATGCACCAGTAAACACTAACCCATTACCGTGGACACAACATTGGCTAAGTTCTTCAGGACTACAAGTTGCTCCACAAGAAACAGAAGTCGAGAGCTATATCATCGGAGGCATCAAACAAGATGTTAGTTCTGACTCTCTAAAGGACTTTAAATTATGAGTATAGAAATATGGGGCAAGCCTGCTTGTCCAAGTTGTATGAAAGCAAAACAGTTGTGTGAGTCAAGAAAGTTTCAGTACACATACAAAGAACTCGGCAAAGATTTTGAAAGAGAAGAAGTCTTTGAACAATTTCCAACAGCAAGAACATTCCCACAAATAAAAGTAAATGGCCAAGCAGTTGGTGGATATGAACAATTTTTGAGTTATATCGATGACACAGGATATAATGGAACAGGACATAGTTTAGGGTAATGTTAATAGAAGCACCATATAAAGTAGGCGATACAATAAGCATCAAATTAAGTTCTGGGGAAGAAGTTGTTGCTAGACTAGAAGCAGAAAGTGGCGATAAAATCACCGTATATAAACCATTGATGCTAGTAGTTCAACAACAAGGAATGGGACTTGCACCTTACATGTTTACAGTCAAGCATGATAACAAGTACACTTTAAATATGCAAAATATTATTTGTGTTGCAAAGACTGAAAAATCAATGGCAAGCCAATATATAGAAAAAACTACAGGATTGGCAGTAAACTAATGAGCATACCTGTACATAGAGATACTGATTCAAGAAGTTGCGGAGCATCAACAACTGTTGCTGGACAAGGAAATGTTTATGCTAATTTTTTATTAATATCAGTAGATGGAGATCCAAATTCGCATGGAGGAGGAGCTCTTAGTGCAGGTAGCAACAAAGTCTTTATAAACAATATACCTGTGGTAAATCACTCACCAGATGGAGCATCACCAGATGCTTTATGTCCTCCGTTAGCCGGAGACCATTGCTCTCCTGTAACAGCACAGGGTAGTCCAGATGTATTTGTCGGCGATTAATGGTTGACAACACTAAAAAACCATACTATAATATAAAACAATAAAGGAGAATGTTATGACATTACACGATCAAATCGTACAGGCCTTTAATAATTACATTACTGAATCAGAGGCATTTGATTCAAAAGGTGTAAAGGCTGCAGCAACAAGAGCCCGCAAGGCTCTAGGCGATCTAGGTAAACTTACCAAAGAACGCAGAAAAGAAGTTCAAGAGAAAAAGAACGCAATGTAATGTGGGAGTTGTGGTGCAAGGCCATTGGCCATAAAGCATACAACGACGACAAAAAAGCAGATAAGGTAGCAATGGTTAGGACTGCTTGGGTGGTTTTACACATTGTTACCTGTCTTGCTATTATACTTAATGCAATAGCAAATCATGGTTGGGGACTTATAGGTTTATGAAAAAATTATATTGGGGATTATGCTTATTAGCATTTGTTTTATCAGCATTTTTTGCCCCTAAATACGTTGAATACGAATGGGGTGTAGGTGCTTACCTTGCTATTGCTTGGGCAATTTTCATTGTAATTTTTGGCATAGTATCGTTTTATGCTCCGCAAATTAAAAAGTTTCTACAAGACAATAAATAATAAAGTACGTAGTTAATAGGAGTACTTAATTATGATGTGGGTAGACTACACTATCAATCAAGCAGGTCCACATTTCAAAGTCTTAGGAGACTGGGAAGGTGAAGTTATGGGGGTTTCAAAAGACGGAACACCTAAAGATCATTTTTTATATAAACCAGGTGACGTGTTTATAGTCGACGAAAATGGCTGGTTATGTAAATCAGATCATTTATCTGCACTAATGTTAAAATACGAACAATCAAAAAATTCATAAATAAAATATGAAGATAGTTTATATCCACGGGGCAACTGCTAGTGAACGTAGTTTCGCCTTTATACAAAAGTCACTTAGAGCCAAGGACCCTATATATTTAAATTACGAAAAAGACAGTAGTGCATCAAACAATCTTAAAGATATGATTGAGGTGTTAGCAAACCAAGACGGTCCTTTCTTTATAATTGCACATAGTTTAGGCGGAGTTTATGCTACATATCTACAAGCAGAGTTTGGTGCTATTCAAGGTGTTATTAGTTTGGCAACACCTTTCAATGGTAGCGAGATTGCAACTTGGGGCTCAATGCTTAACCCTGGATATCAATTATTTAAAGACATAACCACTCACAGCGATTTTATTAGGAATAGTCGTAAAACAGAAATTAAATGTCCTTGGTTACAAATTGTTACAACTGTAGGTGATGTGCCTTGGATTACAGGATCTAATGATGGTATTGTTACCCACTCGAGTATGACTTGTAGAGACGATGTTGAATATCAAGAAATAGATCGCAATCATTATGAAATTGTACTAAGCAAAAGAGTGGTTGACATAATCAAAAAAAGAGTATATAAATAAAGAGTAATTGTTGACAGCATCGTATGTCACAAGAGCAGGACCGGGGGGCGGTACCCCGCACCTCCACCATAAGCACTCTATCCCAACCTGACGAGGGTGGATCGCAAGAACTAAACAGAGTGCTTATGATGGGGGTGAACTAGGATCGACTGGCTTGTTAAGGGTGAAAGAGATTACCGGTAAGGAACGACCGAGCATTATGTGGGGAGACTCACGCTACTTGTCCAAAAACTATAAACGCAAACGAAAATTTTGCATCTGAAGATCTACGTCTAGCGGCGTAATCTTACGGGGTTGGCAACTTACCTGGCAACAGAAAAGTTGCACTTCACTATCACTACGCAGAGGAGAATCAGAAATGCGTAAAATTTTAATAGCAACACTCGTTGCTTTTTTCACAACTCCTGTATATGCATCAACTGATGTAGACATTGCTGAAATCGTTGATCATTACAAAACTGTTGTAAAACAAATTCCATATACCGAGGAAACTTGTCGTGTTGTTGATGTTCCTATATACGGTAATGTGGGCAAAGAACCAACCACTAGTGATATTCTCACTGGCGCTATCATTGGTGGCGTCATTGGAAATAACATCAAGGGTGAAAAGAATGGTGGTGCCGCAGGTGCTGTCATTGGTGGTTTGATTGGTGCTAATAAAGATAAGAAACAAGGGATTGTTGGTTATCGACAAGAGGAGCAGTGTACTACGTCAACAAAATACACACGCTCTGAAGAAGAAGTATATGATTACAGTACCATTGAATTTACCACTGGTGGCCGTGATTATAGACTTCGTTTCAAAAAGTAATAAATACCAAGTCATAAAAATACTAAGTGAAACTAACTATATAGACGCCATAGGCATTACACATAATAACAATAGAATAGTAAAATTAGTGATTAGGAGCATTGGAAACGGTGCTCCTAATCTTTTATCTACGGTAAATACACGTAGGAGAACCAATAAATGTCAGTAAAAGTAATTGATAGTTTTAGACTAGTAGTAGCCAAAAAAGGCGCTTCAAACATAGGTGTAGTTGAAGCAGATGCGGATAACGATACACTAACCATTGAAGCAGGAACGGGTATTGGATTAAAAGTTGATCCAGCAACAGATACCCTTACAATTATCAACGAACAGCAAAGTGAAGCATTACTGGCGGCTAGAAGTCCTATCTATATTAGAGCAGATGACTCGGCGATTGTACAAGTAGGCCCTGGCGAAAACTTTGGTATACTTGGCGGCGGTGTTGCTACCACAGCATCAAATGCTGAGGGTGATATTACAGTTACGGTTCCAGCAACACTTTCAAGTTATACAAACGATCCAGGATTTATTACAGGCGACAATCTAGGCGATCGTGCAGATGTAGTAATCACAAGTGTTGCAGATAATGATTTATTACAGTATGATACAGCAAGTGGTGAGTGGCAAAACAAATCAATTACAAATGCAGGTTTTGCAACAGTATCAACTACAGGTGTTTACGGCGACTTAACAACAAGACCAAACATTACTTTTACAGGTGATGTAACAGGAGGCACAGGTGGACAACTAGCAGGCGGTGCTTCTAACATTGCAATGACACTTGCTAATTCAGGAATCACACCAGGCACATACAGTGGATTCACAGTTGATGCTAAGGGTAGAATTACAGCATTCAACCAAGCAGATGCAAGTTCAGAAACATTAACAAGTGTTACAAACAGAAACAACGAAACAACAAATTCAATTACAGTTGGCGGTTTATCAATTGGTACAGCATACAGTTTACCTACGTCAATTGGCAGTGACGGAACAGTATTAAAAGTTAACAATGGTGTGCTACAATTCTTACCAGGTGGTAGTGAAGGTGCATTAAGAATAGTTGCAGATGATTCAACTGAAAGAACAATCAGTGCTGGAGAAATATTACAGGTAGTAGGAGCAGGACCAGTTGCAACATCAACTGATGCCGAAGGTAAACTTACTATTGATGCAACGCCTACTATTGATCAAGTGCTAGGTTATGGTAACACAACTACCAAACATATTAAGGTTGGTAATTTAACTGTTGGTAATTTTGCTTTTCCAACAACACTAGGTGCTGACGGTACTATACTAAAAGTTAACAACGGTGTGCTACAATTTATTGCAGAAGGCAATAATGATAGTTTTGCACTAAGGGTAGTTGCTGATGATAGTACAGAAAGATTTATAAATCCAGGTGAACAATTAGCAATAGTCGGTAGTGGCAATGTTACTACTTCTAGTGATATTGAAGGACAGATTACAATCGCAAGTGCGCCTACACTTACTGATGTGCTTACTAACGGAAATAGCACTACAACAGCAGTCAACTTTCAAGGTAACGTTACACTAGGTAGTGATACTAGTGATACAATTACAGCAAACGGATTATTCCAAGGTAGATTTCCTGTAACATTTGATGGACAAACTGGCGCAAACAGTGCATACACTAGATTTGAAATTACAGATCCTACAGGCATTAGAACAGTTACATTCCCAGATGCAACAGGTACAGTTGCATATACAGGTGCAGACATAAGCACATTTAATAATGATGCAAACTACATTACAAACACAGGTAGCACAACAGGTAATGCAGGTACAGCATCAAGATTACAAACAGCAAGAAACTTTAGCATAACTGGTGCTGTTACAGCAGGTGCTGTATCATTTGACGGAAGTGGCAATGCTGTCCTTACAACAAGTTTTACAAATCAAAACCTTAGCCAGTTTATCAACGATGCAGGATTTGTTACAGACGGATTAACGACAGCAACTCCTGTAAGCACACTTCCAAATGATGTAGGCTACATGACCAAATGGTCAATTGGTGCTGACGATAGTACAATGCGTGAAGTACGTGCAGATGAAAATATTAAAATTATAGGGGGTGGTGCTGTCACAACAGCAAGTGATGCTGAAGGAAACATTACTGTTACTGCTTCTAATGATCTAAGCACATACAACAATGACGCAGGATTCAACACACAAAACGATGTCATTACACTGACAGGTGATGTAAGTGGTAGTGGTAGAACAACAATCAATACAACACTAAACGTTGCTCTTTCAAACGTAACTCCAGGTTCATACAACTACGTTACAGTTGATACAAAAGGTATTGTGCAAGATGCCATAAACAAAAATTATGTCGAGGCTGGAACAGGAATAAGCCAACTTACAAACGATGCAGGATATATTACATCACTAGGAACATCATTAACATTTATTGGTGACGATTCAACAGGCTTTGGTGTTCCAATTCCAGGCAACGCTATACGATTCCAAGGTGAAAATGGTGTTACAGTTGCCGCGGCAAATGAAACTGTAACAATTACTGGACCTGTTGATGCAAACGGATTACTTACAGCAGACATAAAAGGATCTGTATTTGGTGATGACTCTGCAACTATTATCCAAGGCGATACAGGATACATTACAACTCCTGTTGCCACAATTAATCAATACATGCAAATGGCAGTTCTTACTACAGAGCCTAGCAATCCAGTAG